GATATTGAAGCACCGCAACAAATCAAACAAACCATCCAGCTATGGGATTAATAAAAAATGGCAGAACCAGCAACCACTACTACAGCAACAGTCGGAACCCTAAGTGCAATGTCATTTCTTCCGTTTATTAACGGAAATGCGTTACTCGGGGCGGTGCTTGGTGCAGCTTTTATTGCGACGACTGAAAAAGATTTAACGGCCTGGCAGCGTTTACGCAGCATGCTTTTATCTACAGGAATTGGCTATTTACTTGCACCTGAAATTACTAGCCGAACCATGATCACCAGTGATGCAACCGCAGCACTGTTAGCGGCAATCTTTTCATTATTCATTCTGGTAAAAGCAGTGGATTGGATCAAAAAGGCAAAGTTATCTGAAATCTGGAAAGCGATTAAAAATGGGGGAACATCATGATTGAACATTTATTTCAGGCTATTGCCCTCGTCGCATACCTGTTCTGTGCATTTCGCATCATTTGCTATAACCGTAATGGTGCCGACTTTCACCGTGGCTATGCATGGCTTGCAGCTCTGCTTATTGCTTCGTGTCTTGGCCAAGTAGTTCACATCCTGTTCTTTAAGGATCCTGTCACCGTTTGGGATGCATTCTTTGCTGTTCTACTTGCAGTACTTATTTATAAAACAAAAGGCAATGTAGCCAAACTGATTTGGAGTGCAGCATGAGTTTATTAAAATTTGGCGCGAAAGGTGATGCTGTAGTCAGCATACAAAAACAATTAAAAAACTTTGGTTTCAAAGGCGAAAATGGCAAGGTTTTAAGTACCGATGGCATTTTTGGAGAAGGTACAGAATATGCAGTACTCCAGTTCCAAAAAAGCGTAGGCATTTTAGCCGACGGAAAAGTAGGTGATAAAACACGAGCAGCACTGGCTGGCCAAAGCGTTTCCAAGTTTTTAAAAGACAGTGATTATGCAGCTGCAGCCGTGCGCTTGAATGTACCAGAACTTAATATTCGTGCTTTTGGTGCAACTGAAGCCCAAGGCGTAGGATTCCTTAAAAATGGCAAAGCCAAAATTTTATTTGAACGTCATAAAATGTATGCGTATTTGGTCAAATTCAAAGGCAAAACGTTTGCTACTGATCAACTGAAACAGTATCCAAATTTAGTCAACACGCTTACAGGTGGCTATAAAGGGAATGAGGCTGAATATATACGTTTATCACTTGCTAAAAATATTCATGAAGACTCAGCACTAATGTCATGTAGTTGGGGGCAGTTTCAGATTATGGGAGAAAACTGGCAGGATCTTGGCTATAAGTCAGTGCAAGATTTTGTCCAGCAAATGCAGGACAGTGAATCCTTACAGCTGGAAGCATTTATCCGTTTTATTGAAACCAAAAAAGGTTTATTGGCTGCACTACAAAAAGAAGACTGGGATACTGTGTTCCGTTTATACAATGGGCCAAATTATAAAAAACTTGGTTATGAAGCCAAATTTTTGAAAGAGCGTGCTCATTTAGAACCAATTTATGGTGAGAAAAAAGCAGCGTGAAAAAGCCCGATAGTCTTCGAACCCATATTCTCGCTGCAGTAAAGGAACTGCAGCGAGATCCTGACCGCATGCTCATTTTTACCGATAAAGGCAATGTCCGTTGTACCGGTGCAAGAGGACTTTCCTTTGAATACGTCTATGACCTTAATTTTATTCTGACTGAATATTCAGGGGAATTAGATGCCGTGATGATTCCATTACTGGACTGGGTGCGCGTCAATCAGTCTGAACTGCTGATGAATTTGGATAAAAGCAAAGAAGCGTTTAAGTTTGAAACTGTTATTTTAAATAACAACACGGTCGATCTATCACTTACTTTTCCTTTAACTGAACGAGTTATTGTCAAACGCCAGGATGACGGTACGCTGAAAACCAGTTTTCCAGATGAACCTCAGTATGAAAAGGCATTAGATGCACAGCAAATGCAAATCATTGATACCCAGTCAGGCGAAGTACTTGCAGAATGGATGTCTGCAGAACCTAACCAATAATATTTTGGATGATTCATGGCCGATCTAGAAGCACTGACCGATTATTTAGGAACAATGCTTTCACAGTTAAGTGATGCTGAACGACGCAAGCTTGAAATGAATATTGCCCGAAAACTTCGGGCATCCCAAAAAAAACGAATTACAAGTCAGCAAAATCCTGATGGTGCAGCCTATGTCCCACGAAAAAACCGGCTACGTGATAAAAAACACAAAATCAAAAACAAGATGTTCAATGTCATCAAAAATGCCAAATATATGCGTATGGAACGAACACCGCAGGGGGTTGCAGTTGGTTTTGCTGGTCGCATTGCATTTATTGCCCGTGTTCACCAGTTCGGTTTAAACGACAAAGTGGACCGCGATGGTCCAACGGTAAAATACGCCAGTCGTGAGCTGTTAGGTTTTACCGACGCAGAAATCCGAATGATTGAAACAGATGTCTTAAATCACTTGGCTGCAAAATAAATTCATTTGTATATAGCTCATATACAAGCCCCATTAAATGCATTCACAAATCATCTGCAACACGATTGCAGTATGAGCGCAGAACTACATCGACGTCTTGAAAACATCATCCGTTTCGGAACGATTAAGACCATACATCCGGCTAAACCATTTACGACAGTCACCGTCACTATAGGCGAGATTACGACTGCAAAACTTCGTTTTCTGACATTAAGGGCAGGAAAAACCAAGACATGGGATCCACCCACTGTAGGTGAAGAAGTAATAGTTCTTAGTCCATCAGGTGTACTTGAAATGGGCGTGGCTATTGCTGGATTTAACAATAAGGACAATCCATCTCCATCAGATGACTTGAATCAAACCATCCGTATTTTTGAAGATGGCTGCATTTTTACCTATGACATTTCTACCCATCATTTGTCAGCCATTTTACCACCGGGTGGTAAAGCCATTATTACTGCGGATGGTGGGGTAACTGTAAACGGAGACACCACCATCAATGGCAATGTTCAGGTCAACGGCAGTATTGCAATGACAGGAAATAATACCGTGGGTGGCAGTCAGCTTGTTCAGGGAAGTAGTCATTCAACTGGAAACTTTAGTACCGAAGCAGATGTTAAAGCCGGTGAAATCAGCCTTAAAAATCATAAAACATCTGGAGTGAAATCTGGTGCTGAAACTTCAGGAGGGCCAATTCCATGATATCGCGTGAAACTGGAAAACTTCTAACCGAGATTGAACACATAAAACAGTCACTTGCTGACCTGATTTCTACCCCAATCGGTTCAAGAGTGATGCGTCGGGACTATGGAACACAACTGGCCAACCTCATCGATCAGCCAACCAGTGAAGCACTGTATTTAAAGTGCTATAGCACAATTTACATGGCAATTTTACGTTGGGAACCACGTATTGAAATTAGCAAAATTTTTATCAGTAGCCAGGAACAAGGAAAACAGGTGCTGGATATTGAAGGGGTTCTAATTCAATCAGGTCAAGACCTGAATATGAGTATTCCTATTTCTATTGGAGCTTTAACATGAGTAGCAATACTTATACTGCTATTGATCTGTCATTACTTTCGCCACCCGACGTAGTTAAACAAATTAATTTTGAAATCATATTAAAAGAAGGTTTGGACGACTTTTATCAACGAATGCGTGAAATTCAGCCAGATTTTCCAGATTTACTTGAATCAGATCCTGCAATGAAACTTGCAGAAGCTTTTGCCTATCGCGAAATGACAGTACGGCAAGATGCCAATAACCAGGCTCTATCTGTTTTACTGGCTTATTCAGCTGATAAGGACTTAGATCACAAAGCAGCTGAACGTAATTTACAACGACGCATTATTAGCGAAGCAACCAATACGACTCCAGAAGTTAAAGAATCAAATGAGTCTTTACGCAGACGTGTGCAGTTAGCCCCTGAAGGACAAACAACAGCTGGCAGTGAAGGCTCATATATTTTTCATGGTTTAAGTGCTGATGTACGTGTTAAAGATATTTATCCCTATGCCCCTTTAGATGAAGAAGGCAATCCGACTGGTATCTGCAACATTTATGTGCTTTCAACAGAAGGTGATGGTACTGCATCAGAAGATCTTTTAAATATTGTGACATTAGCCCTGAATGCTAAGTCTATACGGCCTTTAACAGATCGTCCGATTATCTATTCAGCATCAATTTTAAATTACAGCATTGAAGCTGAAATTTTTATTGATGAAGGCCCTGATGAAAATATCATTTTAAACAGTTGCGCCGAAGCTTTAAAAAAATACACACAAAAGGCTCACTCATTTAATGACGGTGTTTCATTGTCAGGTGTGTATCAAGCGTTACACCAACCAGGCGTTAGTCGTGTCAATTTAATTTCACCAACAGGGAATATTGATACATCACTTGGTCAGGTTGCATATTGCACTGGAATTAGTATTTTGAGGGTTGGCATATGAATAAATTACTGCCCCCAAATTCCACCAAATTTGAAATGAATTTTGAAAGTGCATTCGCTCGTATATCAGATATTGACGTAAATATCCGCAGCTTTAACGACCCTTTGACTGCGCCTGTTAAAGTCCTACCTTGGTTAGCTTGGGAACGGTCAGTCGATGTTTGGAATAAAGACTGGACTGAAGAACAAAAACGTCAAGTGATTAAAACATCGCTATACAACCACAGTATTAAAGGAACTGTTGGATCTTTAGAACTTGCACTGAATTCACTTGGTTTTCCAGTGATTGTTCAAGAATGGTTTAACCGAGTACCTATTGGAAAACCTTATACATTCAATATTTTCATTAAGACTAGTCAAGACAGTATCAGCAAACTTGATTTTAAAGAACTCTCTAAAGTCGTTCGCACTTATAAAAATCTACGTTCTCACCTTATTGAAGTGTCACTTGTTCTTGAAAGTACCTCTAGGCTTTATACCTCAGCGATTGTTACTGCGGGTCAAGAAACTGAGTTCACTCAAGCAGCTGGTGGACTTTATTTGGATGGTACTTGGTTATTAGATGGTAGTCATAAATTAAACGGAGTGAATTTAAGTGAATGAAATAATAAGTAGCGCTATATGGTCACCAGTTCGCTTGCTTGACAAAAATGAATTCGCAAGCGGTGGCGTAAATGGCAACATGAATGAACATGCAATAGCATTAGCAAATCGCACTCATTTTTTAAAAGAGATAATAGATGAATTAAAAAATGAAGTAGCTCGACTAAATGAACATGCTGAAAATTGCAATTGTTCTGGTGAGCCTGAACCAGGTGCAATATCTGTCGGAATTTCACCTGATTTACAATATATGGATGATTGGACTGAACGTAAGATTCGCTGGGCTATTGAAGTAAATGACACACTGTACTCAAGAGAAATTGGCGATGGTGGTGAATACTTATATTTAGAAGACTACTTACAAAGAAATAAAGAAATGCTTGGAATTACTGGTGAATATAAAGAAGAAGAATCGGCCGTTTATATTAATAACATCACGAATACGCAAAAGTTCGTCCGTTTAATTCCAAATGTGCCTTACACAAGCAATATGAAAATTATTGGAAATTCAACTGCAGTAATTGACAGCGAAGGTGTAATCAGCTTTTGGCTTAAAGCGAATAATGAAGTGCAGATTCCTGATGATGGTGGATCTAATGGAGGTGGAACAGTTCATTATGATCTTGATAACATTATCTACGTTCATAACAGCCCTCATATAATTTATGGTGTTATTAGAAAATACATAGGAATTAATTCCCAAGAGTTATTTTTGGTTAGATTTGACTTAAAAGAAGAAGTTGACACATCAACACTTGAATGTAGATATTTTTTACCGTTAAAAGCCTCATCACAGATTGATAATTTTTTTGCTACAGACACACCAAATGGTGTCATCTTAAATACTTGGTCTGATGGTGTTAATGTTGATCTAATTCGTGATACAGGCACAAGTATTGGTTACGAGGATATACTTCCAATTAGTCAGGCTTATAGTTTGCACAATTATATTCCTTTGCCATTCTCAAATAAATTTATTAGTCCATTATCAAATGGCAATCCATCGGGTTTTTATTTTTGTACTCTTGAAAATGGTCAAATGTCTGGCAGCTTTGCATTTAGCAATAGTTTTTATGGAAATGTTTATAACAGAAGTTTAACCAAGCTTTTAATTAGAGATGCCCCTGCTTATCTACATAATCAGTCTATATATACAATCACAGAATCTGAAATTGAAAAGACTGCCTCCATACCAATGAAAGACGTATATGACAGCATTACAGACTATTGGGGTCCAGTGGCTTCTACATCAACAAATCGTTATGGGGTAATACTTAACCGTTCGAACAGCACTTCGCAGAAAGTTTTACAGATTGTGGATTTTGAAACTTTAGAAATGAAGTTTATTGATGTAACCGAATACACAGAAAATTCCATACAGTATATCCATGCCTCAGATGATCTAAGTAAGATTGCTTTTGGTCGTTATAAGCGCAGTAACTTTATAGAAATAGAATACGATTATGCGAGTAATAGCATTCTTTCCTCAAAATCAAATACACAGTCTTTCTATATGTCAAATGACGCGAAGTTTAAAATTGAGCCGATAATTCAAGAAAGCAAACCCTATTTAAAGCTTTCTAATGATATATCGGAAAGCGCTATATATAGCCTTGAAGATTTACTCACAATTTATTAACGCTTGCTCATAAAAACCCCCAGTCAAATTACTGGGGGTTTCATCACGGTATTACAGTCGGCAGTGCATTAACAGATCGAAATAAACCAGTTTGTGATACTTGCCCAATGGCTAAATATTTTTAAAAATTCAAATCAGAGTTTAGAGCATGCTTTATAAGACTATACGCACATCAATTGGTTTACAGCTTTTGGCAAAAGCAGAAGCTACTGGTTCAAAAATTGAAATTACTCATATGGCTGTTGGTGATGGAAACGGTAATGCAATCACACCAGATCCAGCCATGAAACAATTAAAACGTGAACGATTCCGTGCTCCAGTCAACCGTATTTACCAAGACCCAGAGAATGAGAATTTATTCACGGCAGAGTTGATTATTCCAGTTCAAACAGCCAGCTTTGTAGTACGTGAAATTGCTGTATTTGACCGCAGTGGCAATATGCTCATGATCGGTAATACACCTGAAGTACATAAACCATCTACTAATGATGGTGCATTCAGTGATTCTGTTTATCGCATTCCATTTGTTGTTAGCAACAGTGACAGTATTGAATTAAAAATTGATCCAAACATTATCACAGCAACACACAGTTGGATCATGAATACTTTAACCACTGCTTATTTTTTCCCTGGTGGAACGGTTGGGCAAGTATTAAAGAAAAAATCTAATACTGAGGGTGATGTAGGATGGGATGATGCTGCGACTGCAGATATCTTTGTAAATACCATCGAAGAAGAACAGTCATTAGTTGCAGATCAAACAATTGTCGATTTCACCACAGTAACTACAACAGGTTTGGCCGTTTATATTGACGGTAATCGTATTACCAACAAAGTTGGTGCTGATGGGTGGATTGCTCAGTCTGATACACAGATTAAATTAGGAAAAGCGTATCCAGAACTAAAAATATTAGCAGTACAAAATGAACCTTTAGGCAATGCCCCTTATCCACTGGCTCAAAAAAATAATTTATCAGATATTCAAGACAAAGATCTGGCACGTCAAAATTTAGCTGTTATGAGCGCTGATGAAGCAAAATATAATGACTGTCCACCAGGCACAGTCATTATGCTTGCATCTTCATCAATTCCTACAGGGTATCGCTTGCTCAAATGCAATGGTGCTGCTGTATCACGTGCCGCTTATGCTGAACTTTTTTCCGCAATTGGTGTTACATATGGCGAAGGTGATGGCGTATACACCTTTAATGTTCCTGAAGCTCGTGCAGAATTTCCCCGATTTGCTGATGATGGACGCGGTATTGATGCTAGCCGCTTAATTGGTAGCAAACAAGGTGATGCTATTCGTAATATCAAAGGGGAGCTATGGTACGGTGTTGATGCTGATGCTCAACTAGATAATCGTTATTTTAGTGGTATGGCATATTACGATTATGCTGAAAAATGGGCCGACGATGTGAATGCTCTTACACTTACAAATTATCGAGGTGCTGGAAATTGGTATAAAGCTAAGTTTGACACATCTCGAGCTGTACCAACCGCTAATGAAAACCGTCCTCGCAACCTAGCACTATTAGCGTGCATCCGATATTAAGGAATAAATGATGAATCAAAAATCGGTCTATCAAATCAATTATTCAGGTCTTTTTATCGGAGAAACCTTTGCCGATGAATCTCCATTAGAACCTGGTATTTTTCATATCCCTGCAGGCTGTGTTGAAACTGCACCGCCAACTGGATGGCCAGATGATCAGTGGCCACGTTGGAATGGATTTAAATGGGAACTTATCCAAAGGCCACAGGTTCAGCAAGTTGCTTCAGCAGAAGAAAAATTGGCTGAATTTTTGGCACAAAATCCCGATGTACTTAAGCTTATAGAAAAATAATCTTCCCATTTGTATATAACCCATATACAAGCTCATCCAATCGCAATTGAAAAGCCATTTTGTAAGCCTGTGATCTGAATATAAAACAACAGATCACAGGCTAATTTTATGGCTACAGATTCATATCATCACGGTGTCCGGGTTTACGAACTCAATGAAGGCACACGTCCCATTCGAACTGTTTCCACCGCTGTTATTGGCTTAGTAGCAACTGCAGAAGATGCAGATCCGCTGCTATTCCCATTAGACACCGCAGTACTTTTAACCAATGTACAAGGTTCAATCGAAAAAGCTGGTACCAAAGGCACGCTGGCACGTTCATTACAAGCCATTGCAGACCAGACCAATGCTGTCATTGTCGTTGTACGTGTAGAACAAAAAACCGATGAAGCAGAGCAAACCACTGCAGTCATTGGTGGCCAGGTCAACGGCAAATACACCGGCATGAAAGCTTTACTGACTGCTGAACAGAACCTCAAAGTCAAACCACGCATTTTAGGCGCACCAGGGCTAGATTCTGCTCCGGTCGCATCAGCATTTGGTGGTATTGCAGAAAAGCTTCGTGCCTTCGTTTATGTGTCGGCATATGGTTGTGAAACCAAAGAAGAAGCAGCTGCTTATCGTGACTCAATCGGTTCGCGTGAAACCATGATCATCTGGCCAGACTTTCTGGGCTGGGACATAGTTTCATCAAGTACCACGACTTTTGAAGCAACTGCTCGAGCGCTGGGTCTACGTGCAAAAATCGATAACGATACTGGCTGGCATAAAACATTGTCTAATGTACCAGTGAATGGCGTGACCGGTATTTCAAAAGATGTCTATTGGCAGCTTCAAAGCATGGATACCGATGCCGGTTATCTCAATTCAAATGAAATCACAACGCTGATTCAGCGTGACGGCTTTCGTTTTTGGGGTTCACGTACCTGTTCTGCAGACCCGCTATTCCAGTTTGAAAACTATACCCGTACTGCACAAATCATTGCCGACACTATGGCTGAAGGGCATATGTGGGCTGTGGACAAGCCACTTCATCCAAGCTTGGCGCGCGACATCGTGGAAGGAATCAATGCCAAATTCCGTGATTTAAAAACGGCTGGCTACATTATCGATGCATCGTGCTGGTTTGACCCAAATTCGAACAGCAAAGAACAACTTAAAAATGGTCAATTGATCCTAGATTACGACTATACCCCAGTTCCACCGCTTGAAAATTTGACCCTTCGTCAACGTATTACAGACAAGTACTTGGTTGACTTTGCTTCACGCATGACAGCTTAAAAATAAGGATAAGAGCACATGGCTTTACCTAAAAAATTAAAAATGATGGATCTGTTTAACGAAGGTAATTCTTATCTTGGTCAGACAGGTGAAGTCACCATTCCAAAACTGGTGCGTAAGTTTGAAGACTGGCGTGGTGGTGGCATGAACGGTAACGTCAAGATCGATTTGGGTCTGGGCGATGACATTAGCGAGTTCAATTGGAAGTTGGGCGGTATCGACGCATTGGTCATTGAACAATGGGGTGCCGCAACAGTAAGTGCAAACATGTTGCGTTTTGCTGGCTCATATCAGCGTGATGACACAGGCGAAACTACTGCAGTCGAAATCGTGGTGCGTGGTCGCCATGAAGAAATTGATTTCGGCAACCAAAAAGCCGGGGATGATACCGAAACGTCTATGAAAACCATCTGGTCATATTACAAGCTCAGTATCGATGGTGTTGTCAAAGTCGAAATTGATATTCCAAACATGATCGAAATCGTCAACGGTGTAGATCTGTTGGCAAAACACAAAGCAAACATCGGTCACTAATTTTCCTACCCTTCTGTAGTTTCAAACTGCAGAAGGTTTTTTTATTTAAATTTTATTGAAGGAACATGCAATGCAAACTCAACAACAGACTCCAGAGCAAATTGAAAATCTAAAACTGATTACAGAAGACCCAGACATTCAAATCATCGATCTCGATGAACCAATCAAAATTGGTCAAACAACTTTTACACAAATTGAAGTGCGTAAACCCTTCTGTTCCTGCACTGCGTAAAATTCGTATTGCAGACATTCTCAATGGTGATGTCAATTCCATTTGTACCATTTTGCCACTGTGTACTACACCGACCATTTCACAAACCATGCTTAACAGCGGTGTTGTTGAGCCAGCAGACATTATACAGCTCGGTGCAGCGGTGATTTATTTTTTGCAACCGAAATCAGTACGTGCGGAACTATCACTCCCACAGTAGAAGATGCAATGGCCAATATTGCGGTGGTGTTCCACTGGTCACCGCAAGCCTATGAAAACATGTCACTTACAGAACTGATGCAATGGCATCAAAAAGCCATTGAACGAAATGGATCCGATGCCGAATGAAACAACTAAGATTGGAAGTTATTTTTGGGGGAAGAAATAACCTTAGCCCAGCTTTAAAGCTTATTGTTGGTAGCAGTAATGCTGCCAGCAAAGCTTTAAAGAAAACAAAAGATGAAATTAAAGCCCTCAATGATCAGCAAAAGAAAATTGATGGCTACACAAAACAGAAAAAAGCCTTACAAGATAATGCTAAGGCACTTCAGGATGTGCAATCGCATATCAAAAAATTGCGCCAGCAAATGTCTGCCAACCCATCAGATGCTTTAACAAAAGAATTTGAAAAATCTGTCGCAAAAGCACGCAAGCTAAAACAGGAATATGAAAAAAATCGTATAGAACTGCAACGCATGCGTACCGAAATGAACAATTCAGGACTCTCGACGAACCGACTGGCAGATCATCAGCAGCGTTTGCGTAATCAGCTCAATCAAGCCAATCAGGCGTTGCAAGAACAGCAGAACCGACTACGTCGCATGAATCAGATGCAACAGAACTATCAGCGTACATCTGGAAATTTACGTTCTGCGGCTATGTACGGTGCGGGTGCAGCGGCAACAGGCATTGGTGCAATGTATTCAATGCGTAAGCCTATCGATGAAACCAAGCATGTTGAGGTTGAAGAAAATAGGATTGCATCTTTAGGTTTAGGTAAAGAATCCACAAAAGAAGCCATTCAATATGCTAAAGCCATGAAAACCTTTGGTACATCTACGCTTGATAATTTGCAATTGGTACGTGATGGCGTAACTGCATTTGCAGACGTACATCATGCAAAAATGGTTGCACCCACATTGGCTAAAATGAAATTTTCCAACAAAGCCATGTATGGCGATGACGGAGCAGAAAATGAAAAAAAATTCATGGATATGCTTAAAGTCATTGAAATGCGTAACGGCTTAAAAAGTGAAAAAGCCTTCCACGAACAAGCCAATATCATTCAGCAGGTTATTACAGCTACTGGTGGACGTGTACAAGCTGAAGAATGGCTAAACGTGATCAAGACTGGTGGTATTGCAGCCAAAGGCATCGACAACAAGGCGTTCTACTACAAATTGGAACCATTGGTGCAGGAAATGGGTGGCTTCCGAGTCGGTACAGCCATGATGTCCGCTTACCAAAACGTTTACCAAGGCCGTACGACTAAACGTGCTGCAAATAATATGGAACGTTTAGGATTGATTGAAGACCCGAGTAAAGTCAAACATGACAAAGCAGGTCAAATTTCATTTTTAGATGTTGGAGCCATTAAAGGGGCCGAACTCTTTAAGAAGGATCAATTTGCATGGATGGAACAGGTTCTGGTACCGCAATTAAAATCCAAAGGCATTACCAAAGAAGGCGATATTATCGATGCAATGGGCAGTGTTTTTACTAACCGGACTGCATCCAACCTGTTTGCTCAAATGTATATGCAGCGTGAGCAGATTCATAAAAATGCCAAGCTCAATTCAGGTGCAGACGACATTGACCAGTTAAATTCCAAGGCAATGGGAACAACCACGGGTAAAGAAATTGAAGCAAAGGCTAATCTGCATGATGCTTATCTCAAGTTCGGTACCACAATTTTACCGATTTATACCAGTGCCATTCAAACAGCAACAGTTGCACTCCAAGGCTTTAATGGCTGGATGGAACGCAATCCAACATTAGCCAAAATGCTAGGCGTGGGTTTGCTGGGTATTGCAGCAAGTCTGGTGGTTATCGGGGGGACACTCGCAGTCTTTTCACCGCTTATTTTGGGCATGCTAAGTTTTCGGCTTGTCATGGCTTCAGCTTCGGCAGGTGGAGCTGGATTAATGCGCGTATTTAGCGTTTTACCTACAATAATGAATGTGTTTAAAACATCTTTATTAATGATAGGACGTACATTTTTATGGTTAGGGCGTGCACTGCTCATGAATCCGATCGGCTTGGCTATTACTGCAATCGGAGTAGCAGCATATCTGATTTATCGTAACTGGACTCCGATAAAAACATTTTTTATTGGACTTTGGGCTTCTATTAAAAATGCTTTTAATACTGGTGTAACTTTTATTAAAGGTATTATTAAAAGTGTAGATGCTACATTTGCATCGAATCCAATTCTTAACTTACTTCTGCCAATGATTGGTATTCCTAGAATGATCATTGCAAACTGGTCGAGTATTAGTGGCTTTTTTGGTGCGCTTTGGAATGAAGTTACTTCAGTCATCAGTACTAACGTCAATTCAGTTTTAGCAATTGTAAATACAGGTTTCAATGCAGCAAAAATCTTTATTAGCGGTATCTGGAATAATATAAAAAATATTATTTCTACTGCATGGCAGGGGTTATGCAATATTTTTGCTGCAATTTCTCCATTGCCTTATATCGTAAGCACATTTAATTCAGTTTTTGGTTTCCTTTCTAGCTTATATAGTCGAATGAAATTAATAGGCAATAACATTATTCAAGGGTTAATTGAAGGCATTAAAACGGGATTCGAAAAATTAAAAGGTCTGTGGGGTACCATCAACTCTTACATGCCGTCATTCATGCAAAAAAGAATGGACATTCATAGTCCATCGCGTGTCATGGCAGGGCTGGGTGGTCACATCATGGGTGGCTTGCGCTTAGGTCTACAACAGGGTTTTCCAGAACTAAAAACCAAGTTTGCAGACGTGCTCGGTATTTTTAGTCCAAACATGTCCGGAGTAATGCAAAAGATTAATGTTGCTCCGGCACTGGCCAAAATAAAAACCTCACATGCACAACCAGTCGGCAGCAGCCGTGGTGACATTACGGTTCAGGGTGACACCATTACTATGCACATTCATGCACAGCCTGGGCAATCCGTACAGCAGATCGCGCAAATGGTGGGGCAAATGCTGGATCAGCGTCAACGTCAAAAAATGCAGCGCGTACGCGACAGCTACCAAGACTCAGAATAAGGAAAATACACAATGATGATGATCTTTGGCATGTTTGTGTTTGCAATACCAACCGCCACCTATCAAAGCCTACAGCGTAGTACTAACTGGCGACATGCGAGTAATTCTCGCGTCGGTCAAGCACCGGCATATCAATATACTGGTCCTGGGGAGGACAACATTACTCTGGATGGTTCAATCGTTCCTGAGTTTGGATCTCAGCTGTCCCTGACCGCATTACGTTTAATGGGCAATACCGGAATGTCCTTTCCGCTTATTTCTGGAAGCGGGAAAATCTATGGTATGTGGAAAATTGATTCACTTGATGAAACCCAGACCTATTTTTTTAAAAATGGTAAACCACGCAAAGTCGAATTCAGTTTGAAACTCAGTAAAACCAAATCCGCAGGCGCACTCATTTCCGGGGTAGTGGGTGCAGTAGCGGGGAGTTTGTTTTAATGAGTATTCTTTCAGTAATCAGCAATAAACTAGATGACAGCTATCCTCAAGCAATCTTTAAGCTGAAAACTTCAGGAAATGACCTTCGTAAAGAAGCCGTTGAACGACTAATGAGTTTAATTATCACAGACAACCGTGGTCTAGAATCAGATTCACTTGAATTACAGTTTTCAGACCATGACGGCATCCTTAATATTCCGGCCAAGGGGGTTGTAATAGAGGCATGGATCGGCTGGAGCAATGAAGGGTTGGTCTATAAAGGCCAATATACCGTGAAGGAAGTCGAACATTCCGGTGCACCGGATGTACTGACTATTCGTGCAACCAGTGCCGACCTAAAAGCGGGACTGAAGCAGAAAAAAGAACGCAGTTTTAATAATGTTACACTTTCATCCATCCTTCAGGTCATTGCCTTTGAACATGAGTTGGATTTAACCGTTCATGAATCACTTGCCGAGCACAAAATTATCAATCTTGTTCAAAATGAATCAAATGCAAACCTGTTGACCCGACTGGCAGATGAACACGATGCTATCGCATCGATTAAAAATGGCACCTTGTTATTTATGCCTAAAGGCGCAGCACAAACCGTTTCAGGGCAAACCCTGCCAACATTCATGATCACCCGCGATAAAGGCGACCAGCATCGCTACAGCAATACTGATGGTGGAGAAGAGATTACCGCAGTTCGGGCTTGGTATTACGACGTTGAACAGGCAAAGAAACTTGAAGTCGTTTATGGCGATACAAGCAACCAGAACATTAAAGAACTTCGCCATATTTACCAGGACAAACAGTCCGCAACCTTGGCAGCAAAAGCCAAATTGGCTGACTTAAAACGCTCGGCACTCACATTCAGCTATACGCTCGCATTGGGTAAGCCTGAGCTTATTCCGGAAATGACTTATCTGTTTGATGGCTTGAAAGAGCAGATTGATGATATTTACTGGCTAGGCACACGGGTTATTCATACTTTAGATGCAGACAATGGCTTCACTACAGGGCTTGAATTGGAGGTATTTTGTCCGGATGCCGATGACGTAGCAGAACTGTTTGAAGACCAGTTTGAAGCAGAAAAAGACAAGAAATGGACAGGGGTAGTGGTTTATTACCAATCAGGTGATAAAGCTCTAGCTTTGACAAAAGGGGATCAATCCAACCCCAAACACTTCACTTATTTATATATCAGCAAGGAAGCTGCTCAAGCCCGTTTAAATCGTGAATTTGCTTTGCTGGATCCAGAGACTGGGAAATTTTCAGCGCACAATGAATTGGAAGTAAAACCATATACCGGTTTAAAAACCCAATACACGGTGGACAAGGGCAAGACCCGGCACTGGCTGACCAAGGGCGATCAGTCCAATCCGAAAATTATGAATCATGTTTATAAATCAAAACTAGCAGCGGAAAAGGCATTAAGCCGTGAAATGCCACGGCTTAATGCGAAGAAGGATATGCTACAACAGGTCAAAGCCGACAATTAGAAATTGGTGATAATCAGTTCATTTCCATTATGATCTTCATGCGCTGCTTTGTTATTTACAGACCAGCGTATTTTTTTCTGCTCAAACTTATAACCTTTAAACAGTTCACGAACTTCAGGGGTATCGTTCAGGCTTAAAATGAACTTTCCTTGAATGTTGTCCAGCTGCTCTTTTAAACTATAAAAATCCTGTTTAGACCAGATCCCATCCCCATAATCATTTTCACAATCCCAATAGGGCGGATCCAGATAAAATAATGTCTCAGGTGCATCCATTCGCTTAATCACATAGTCATAACTGGCATTTTCAATGACTACGTTTTGCAGCCGGTCATGAATAGAACTTAAGTGTTCCCGTAGTTCATCACCCAGCTTTAAACTGGTTTTACGTTCACGACTATAAGAAAAGCTGCCGTCCAGCTGGCAGCTAAAAGCAGCTCTTAATAAATAATAAAAATTGGCAGCACGTTGAATGTCAGTCAGGCCTCGTTCATTTTTTCTCATCTCATTAAAAATGCTTCGTGAAAATAACTGGTGCTCAAATTCAGCTAGGAAGGCATCAAAATGAAATTTTAAAATGCGGTATAGATTAACCAGATTATCATTCACATCGTTTATGACTTCAGCGCGAGAAGGCGTTTTTTTAAATAAGACCCAGCCAGCACCCCCAAATACTTCAACATAAGTTTTATGTTCAGGCATCATTTCAATAATAGTGCGTGAAAGTCGTGATTTGCCACCTAGCCAGCCAGAAAAGCTATGACCTTTAGGATTGTATTGCGGTGTTGCAGAAAAGTTGTTCATCAATCTTACCTGGTGTTAAAGGACGCTCTGGGCGTTCAGGTAAGGCACTCAAGGTGCTCTGGAAGTCATTTATCGTTTTACAGCGTGGACATTTAATCTCTATGTGATTAAACAGTCCTATTTTTGCCAGTAGCTTGAAGCAGCAGCTACACTTTAAATTTTGCATGATTTTTTTACTAAATAAAAAAACAACCTGATCATATAAAAAATTAACATTTCTAACAAATATTTATTCTTTTGTATAAAATAGACTAAATATTTGTATAAGAAGGTAAAAAATGACAACACCTGCTTTAACACAAAAAAATAATGCAAGACCTCAATTACTCTGTCCTCATTGTACTGCGAACAATCTTCGCATTCGCTCCAGCAATCAAAAGCATCCACTTTTAAAAACAATATTTCTGCAATGTCCCAATATTTATTGTGGTTTCACCTGCAGCGGAAATATTGATAAAAACAATATTTCTGCAATGTCCCAATATTTATTGTGGTTTCACCTGCAGCGGAAATATTGAGATAACACATGAAATATCACCAAGTGCTGCGCCCAATCCTGAAGTAAACCTCATGACGCTTAAAGAAATAACTGGGCGTAAAGCAGCAAATGACGAAAATATGGAGAACAATGAAAATGATTAAATGCTCTATATGCAATCGACGATGGTTTTTCTCATCAAAAGTTAAATGCAATTGTAAGGCTGAACAATTAAAAGTACAGGCAGCGGCTTTACCAGTAAGACGTTCCATTCAAAACAACAACGATAATGATATAGCCTTATTTGCTATGCATCAGCAAGAGACGCTAAAGCAGCAATATTCAGATTTTTCCGAACCTTG